AACGAAGATCTGTTCTATGACTTTAAGTCAGTGGTCGACAACAAATACGGCACCTACGCCAAGATGCTGGAGCGTGAAGACGACAAGGCGGCTGATGCTTATGAAGAGAAGCACAGCGACATCATAGACTTCTACAAAGATGTCAACAAGATTGACAGCGAACTCAAAGAGATTAATGCTGAGATTCGTTACTACGGGGAGAGCAAGGATACTGGCCTGAACCCACAGCAGCGCCGTGAGGAAATTAAGCAGTTACAACTTGAGAAGCAAGAGCTGCTTGACGACGTTATTGAGATGCGCAAGGAAGCTGGGCTATAAAAAAAGGGGGGCCGAAACCCCCCTTAAACTCTCAACTTGGCAACTGCATTAGCAGTCACGCCCATCATAAGGCAAGGATCAAGATTGTGCAACCGCCGTCTTTTCTGACCTCTTGACGCACGATATGTAGCTCATCAATCTGACTGTCTGACTCGTAACAGCCGGCATGCTCACAGGCATCGAGCAAAGCCTTGAGCACGTTATCCACATCCCGCTTTCTACGGTCTGGCGGGAACAGGGCGACATGCACTGCCAAGCGGCCCTCTAGGCCAACGATCCCCTGAGTGGCGGCCTCTTCTGCTACCGCCTGCCTAAACACCCGCCCCCGCTTGCTGATGTAGCGCATGTTGCCACTGGACATCCAGTAATGATTAACGCTTGGGGGGTAGGGGAGTAACAGTTGTATGTGCATGCGCGGATAGTAACACTTCTCACCCAAATATGCCACACATGAATTTATATGGGTACGACCTGTTGACATGCGGATAAAAATCTTGCAGAATTTGTTTGTGTCTATCAACTTGGAGGAAAACAGACATGATTCTCACGAACAAATACAACATACCGCAGACGTTTGTCAACGTCGTCAAGCGGCCAACTTACAGCAAGGGTCGGGCTAATCTCAGCGTTACTCAGCTGATCAACAGCCCCAAGATTGTGGCTCTGACTCAGAAGTTTCAAGATGAACTGGAAGAGGACGTAGCCGACATGGTGTGGTCTATCTTCGGTTCAGCGGTGCATACCGTCTTGGAACATGGGAAGGACGAGAACCACATTGTGGAGGCTCGGCTACATACTGAGCTCGATGGCTGGAACATCAGCGGTGCCATTGATCTGCAAATAGAAACGCCCGAGGGTGTACAGATTCGGGACTACAAAACAACCAGCGCATGGGCGACCATGAACGACAAGGCGGAGTGGGAGCAACAGCTAAACATCTATGCGTGGCTGGTGGAGAAGGTGCGCAAGGTCAAGGTGCTTGACTTGGGTATTGTGGCGATCGTTCGGGACTGGAGTCGTCGGGATGCAGCTAATCGAGAAGGTTACCCTGAAGCGCCCATCAAAGAGTTGCCCATCAAGCTGTGGCCGTATGAAGAGCGGGAGGCTTTTGTGCTAGACCGGATAGCTCAGCATTCGGCCTGTGAGTTTGCCATGGAGGCCGGCGAATTGTTGCCGCCCTGTACGCCAGAGCAGATGTGGGAGAAGCCAACTGTGTACGCGGTTCGCAAGAAAGGCGGTGTTCGAGCCAAGTCATTGCATGAAACGCAAGAAGCGGCAGATGAGGCGCTTGCCGGTTTGGGGAGAGATTATGAGTTGGACATTAGGCAGGGTGAGCGTACTCGCTGCGCTAACTTTTGTTCAGTAAACCAGTGGTGCGTCCAGTGGCGTGATTATCAAATAAAGGAGGAAGTATGAGCGCCAACCATTACCAAGTTGGAGGCCGCCATTACACGGCCAAAAATGTCCAGCCGTGGGATGCCATGAAGTCGTGGATGACCCCAGAACAGTTTGAGGGCTACTTGCGTGGCAATGTCATCAAGTACCTAGCCCGCTACCCTGAAAAGGGCGGCGGCCTCGATCTCCTAAAGGCTCGTCACTATTTAGAGAAGCTGCTCGAAGAGGTCGATTCCAATGAGCAACCCGTTCGTAAACCAACCAAGAAAGTCAAAAAATGACAGTACATCGCAAGTTAATGGAGGCTAGGGTGCGGCTCCAGGCTACCGAGCTCAAGAAGTCAGGGCTCAATAAGTTTGCTGGTTACAGCTACTTTGAGCTGGCCGACTTTATCCCCGCTATCCAGCAGATCTTCTATGACGTGGGTCTGTGTGGGATCGTCAGTTTTAAGTCTGACTACGCCGAGCTATCGATCTATGACACTGAAGACGGCACTATGGTCATGATCACCTCCCCGATGGCCGATGCCAATCTTAAGGGCGCTCACCCCATTCAGAATCTGGGTGCTAGCGAGAGCTACCAACGCCGCTATCTGTGGATGACGGCGCTTGAGCTCGTTCAGCATGATGCGATTGAGTCATCTACTGGCACCGATGCCCCCAAGCAGATCGCCCCTCCCCCAGTTGCGGTGGCTGCTCCTCCAGTTGTGGTGAAGCCAAGACCCCCTGCCGTCATTGAGGGTGACGAAGGCGAGTGGATGATAAAAGTAACACTGAGCCCCGAAGGTTCATCAGAAGATTGGTTGTCTACGGTGAACAAGGCGACTCGCTTTGCTTTGCAATACGCATCCTCAAAAGATGATGTCATGAAAATATTCAGGAAGAACAAACAGCTTTTCGATGTTGTTAAGAAAACCGATGCGGATTTCTTTACAGAGTTGATGGCTCAATTCACCACAGTTAAAAACAAATTTACGGAGACAGCATGAGTACATACATTCCCAAGCCCAACACGGGCACTTTGTGGCCCAACGATTACAAGCGCACAGAGCAGCACCCAGACAAGCGCGGCGACCTGGTGCTAGACCGAGAGTTCCTGCGTCAAATGCTGACAAAGACTACGGGTCAGTCCACTGTAACGATTCAAGTTTCCGGTTGGATCAAAGTAATTAACGGCAAGGACTGTCTGTCCATACAAGCTTCTGAGCCTTATGTGAAGCCAGATGTTCCTATCGCCCCTCGCCCGGCTCCTCGCCCAGATCCTGTGGACGATTTTGATGTGCCTTTTTAGAGAGGTGATCACATGAAAACTATGCAATTTGAAGCCATTAAGTTGGCCATCAAGCAAGACAAGGAGGGGTATGTGCTAACGCTACGCATGCACCCCGACGAGATCCCCGACGAGTTACTGCGTGACTTTGTGGGAGCACGGTATCAGTGTGTCATGGTCAGGCTTAATGCAGTAGACAAGCCTTTGATCCGTGAGCAAGAGTATGCCGGCGATCATTTTGTGTCTAAGGCTGGTGCCATGTGCCGTGACCCAGCATTTTGGCAATATTTGCATGAGGACTTGCAAATCCTGAACGCATCAGAAGTAGAGGCAACGGAGTGGCTACGGAACTATTTGGGCGTTCAGTCACGAGCCGAGTTAAAAACTAACGAGACGGCCCGCAATAGGTTGAACACAATTCATCAGGAGTTTATGGTATGGAATCACGAAAGTTAATACCGTATTCTGTTTATCTTCCGCCGGAATACTACGCAAAGATTAAGCAGGCAGCGCAGCACAGGCAGGCATCGAGCTTAGTTAGGGAGGCCATTGTGATGATGCTGGACGGCGGTGATGTTTATAAGAGCGGCTACAACAAAGCGATCCGAGATTCCGCCAAGGTGATCTATGACTGCAAAGAAGCCCAAATGGTTGCGGTCCGAGGCCGGGATCTTGGGGCGATCTTGACTGACCAGATTAACGATCTGGTGATGAAGTAGTTGCCATGAGACGCGGTAAGGTAACCAAGGGGAACACGATACCCTACGGCACTTTGGCGGATGCAAGCCAAACGCTAATTTCTGCGTATTACGCATACGGCTATTTGCACGACAAAGATTTGCCTGAGTTGCCGTGCCCACCTGTGGAAGAAGAGGGGTACATCGACCCCATCGAGGAGGTAGCTAAGAGACAGATGGCTGTTGTTGTTCAAGAGGTGTTGGAGGGTTTAACACCAAGAGAAACCAAAATACTTTATGTAAGGTTTGGGATTGGGCTTACCCAAGACTACACGTTAGATGAAGTGGGTTCAATGTTTGATGTAACCAAAGAGCGCATCCGGCAGATTGAAGCAAAAGCTTTGCGCAAAATTAGTCACCCATCACGTAGTGAATTGCTGAGAGAGGTCATTGGCTACTACCAAACAACCGAAGAGAAGGAGGCTGAACGTCTGGCTGAGTGGGCAAGGATAGACAAAGAGCGTTTAAAGAGGAGAGAGCAAGCGGAGGCCAAGAGCGCCTATTTGCAAGCTCGGGGTTTGGCTGAAAAGAAATTCAAGATGGCCAAAAACAACTGGGATCAGATTGAGCCGATGCTTGCAGACGCACCTTGGATTGCGCAACTGGAAAAGGCTCATCCAGACATGCACCAGGAACTGAAGTACAGGGTGGGTGATATTTGGGGTGAACACGCTAAACAGGTCTGGGATATGTACAAACAAAAAAGGGGACAAACATGAAAGGTAACGGCTACGAAAATCACTACCGCCATATAGCGCCGCCAAAAGAGGGCTTGGGTTTTCAAGGGTCAAATTTAACCAAGATTGCAAGAAACAAATCAAAGTTACCGTTTAATTGTGGTCACTGCGATTTGCCATTTGAGACGTATGCTTGTTGG